ATCGCTGACCTTCATGCGGTTCAGCTGTTCGTTGCCCTCTTCGCCCCATTCGCACATCTCATCAAGGTTGCTCAGCACAGAACCACGCAGAATTTCTGTACGTTCTGCACCGCCTGCTAACTGTGACCAGCGAGAAAGGTGACCACCGTTGTAGGAGACAGTGTGCCCAGAGACAGAGATTGTGCCCTCAAGTTGACTTTGTGCATAAAATTGAACCAAATGCCCATCATCAGTTGTCCTGTTGAGGAATAACGGGGTGTCAGCGTCCCGAGTAATAATAAAGTAAGGATCTTGTACTCTACCAAGAGTAAATCCTTCCCCTGCAACGCTTCCAACATTTGAACTTTTATTAGTTAAATTACCGGCACCGTCGAGCGTCAACCCTAGATTGCCACCGCCGGTGTAGAACTTCATTGAATTGTCACTGTGGTCATATTGCAGATATCCTGAATACCGACCGGCTCCAGATGTAGCATCAGAAAACGCAATAGAAGAACTGTTGCTGCTCCCTGTGTGCAACGTAATTCCGTGATCACCAGAGCCGCCGCCAATAACTAAATCGTTGAAGTATTGCGAGCCTGGGCTTGAATTTTTTATACCAACCCGCCCCGAACTGTCGATTCGCATCTGCTCCGAATAGGAACTTTCATCGGTGCCCCTAGCAAAAGTAAGGTTTCCACCTGTATCGTTTTGAATTCGGTGGTCAGGCTCAGCGCCTGAGCCTTTATTGAGATAAATAGAGGCGGTGTTGCTAGAGGTGCCAGTGTTTTGGACGATTAATCCAACGTCACCGCTATTAACGGTTTTTGAAATATGCAGCAACGCACTTGGAGTTGTCACCCCAATACCAACATTGCCACCAAAGGGATTGAGTAAAATTTCTTTTGCGTTATCACCGATTCCGTTTGCACCTTGGATGTAAGGGTGTGCGTCTGATGTTTCTACGCCCATCCATAGGCTGTCGGAACTGTTAGTTGCACCCTTAACCCTGAAAGCTGCTTTTGTTGTTGCTGTTGCTAAAGAGTTAGCAGAAGAAGTATAAACATTTTGTCCTTGTACTTCTAGCGTTGCAGCTGTAGGCGTTAAGCCAACTCCAACTGTGCCTGCGCTCGTAATTCTGAGTCTTTCTGTCGGGCTACTTGCACCGTCCGCTGTGGTCGAAAATACTAAACGGGTTGGCTTGTCATTATCTGCATGATTACCATCCGCAAAAGCACGAATTGTGGCGCACTCTTGATGAGTTGAAGATGTTGAATCATTCCCATACCAACTAATCGCGCCAAGTTCGTTGCCAGAAGATACGGAAGTGTCGTTACGCAACAGCGCAATAGCGCCGCCACCATTACGGGCAACTTGCAACATTTCGCTGTTTCCGCCGAATGCGGTGGTCGTCCCCACGAGGAGCCTGCCACCTGTATCGATGCGGCACGCTTCGTTTGTCAAAGCAGTGTTAAAAATAATCGGCGCATCAGGTGAACTGGTGCTCGCGATTATCTTTAAGTCAAACGGACTGTCATAGTTTTTAGAGATTCGCCCAAATCTGGCGCTAGAGTTCTCAGCTTCGCTCAAGAAATATAGATGTGAATACCCCGAGGTATTGTCTCGGCCTACCACCACATCTCCTGCGACATCCAATTCTGTGTCAGGGGAAGAAGTGCCAATGCCGATGCGATCATTGCCTGCGTCGACAAACAGCATGTGAGTGTTGCCGTTTGACTCCACGCGGAAGTCAACATCATTGCTGGGGTCGTTAAATACAACCTCAGAATCGCCAATCTCAAGGCGCTCTGCACCACCAGTTGAGAAGTTAATTTTATTAGCTGCACTTCTGCTGAAGCCGGTATCGAGGTCCGACGCAAAGGCAAGGCCAGGGGCGGCCAAAGTGCCGTCCTCCATCAGCATCGTGCCGTCAAGCTCGAAGATGGTGATCCATGCGTTGTTCGCTGAGTTCCTCAGCTTCAACTGGCCGGTCGTAGTATCGGCCCACCATTGATATGCGTAGGTGGTGGCTGGGGAAGTTGCGTTGCTGTTATTGCTGACGATCGCAGCAAGAGCGTTATTCAGGTCAGCACGGACACTCGCACCAGATGCATTGCTGATGATGTAGTCGTGAGTTGCCATTTTTAGGAACGCTCAGAGCCGTAGCCGACCGCTTGATACTGGAAGTTCCGATCAATCACGGCATTGCTGCTGTTCTTGAACTTCACTGTAAATCCAGTCCTAGAGATCGAAGTCACTTCATAGTAATCGCCTGAGGCAAGGTTGAAAGCCGTGATGCCAATGCTGGGCGGCGTGTTGTAGAAAGCGCCATCTTGGAAAAACGCATTGGTGAACGTCACCGCCTTGCCACCAGATGCCGTGCCAGACGCAATTACAGAGCTGGTTTCTGTCCGCAGCGGCATTTTCGCCGTAAAGCCAAGCTCATCCAACAGCGGCGTTTGGTCAACGTGATCGCTACTTAGCTCGCACTTAAACTGGAACAAGCGGCCCTGGAAGTGCCCGTTTCGTAGCGGCACCCAGTCACCGAACACCAAGTTGCTCTCTAGCTGTTGGTCGTTGGCGTCTTCAAGCAGCAGTTTGTCGCCGTCTTCCGTTAGCTCGATCTCTGTTTGCTCGCCAGTTGCACAAGCTCGCAGGTAGACCTCAGCGTTTACGTCGTCAGCCTCTAGGCCATCAAAGTCGGTCCAAGTGTCGATCAGTGCCGTGCGTTCATCAATGTCGTCAGCTGGATAGGTGCCACGCATCACCAAATGGCGGCTGAACTCGATGTCGAACTGCGCTCCTAGGTCCAGCGTGTTAGCGAAGAAATACTCGCCGCTGCTCTTACGGGTGCCAAGGAAGTCAAAGCTGCTCAAGTCGTCGATGTCGAGAATGTCGTCGATGGTTTCGTCTCCATCGATGACCAGTGCGCCGTACTCCTCGGAATAGAACGTGTCGTTTTTCTGCCCTTGGAACTCAGGCGTGTCGCTGTCCTCGCGATCCTCAAGGATCAGCAAGCGCGGCACTGAATCCGTCAGCGTGTGAACGACCGATCGAACCGCTGAGCTTTTCTTGTTCTGATCGTCGACAAACCGGACGAGATACTCACCTGACAGTTCTGGCAGGATTGCGTAGAACGTGTTGGCCTTAACGACGGTTAGCAGCGAGCTGTTAGGCCAAGTGCCGGAGCCATCTGTCTTCGAGCTGTGGCGGATCTCAGCGTTAAGCCTGTCGCTGGTTGCGCCCAGGCCCTCTTTCGGCACAGACCAAGTAACCATCACTTGATTGGAGCGATGGGGCTCCAACTGCACGTTCTGCGGATCAGGCGGCAACTCGACGAGCGTTGCAGCGGTTTTGGTCGTCACATCCTCTTTCGGGACGACGAACGAACCAGAAACCCATTGCGAGTGCTTGAACGTACCATCGCGGCCGATCGACCGAATCTGGAACGTGACAATCGAACCAGGCTTGACGCCCTCAACCTTCAGCTCATTAGTCGTCTGCCTGACGGTCTCGAAGTTGCCGTCGCCGACCTTGTAGCGAATCTCGTAGCCGCTGATGTTGCCATCGTTGTCACGGGTGAAGCCCATGAACACGTCGTTGACGACGTTGTTATTTCGGCGGACCTCTTTTGTCTCAAAAGTCAGACCGCTCGGCGCTGTGGGGATTTGGTCGAACGTCGTAACCGATTGGTACTCCAGGGCATCGGCGTTGTCGGCCGTTGCGTAGATGCTGTCGTTGTGCTGGACGCCAACGATTGCAAACGTGCCATCACCGCCATCAGCCACCGAGATGCAACGGAACTTCTGATGGGCAACAGTTGACGACTGAATCGACCAAATCGACTGCGCCAGCGGTGCTGCGCTGAACGCAGACGACACCGTAATAACAGCGTCATCAACGGTGCTGATTGTCTTGGTTTCGATCGTGCCGTCAGGCAGCGTTGCCGTAAGCGTGTGGGCTGAACCGCCAGGCAACGTCACTGTGATGTCAGCCGTGACCGTCGTTGTAGTCGCTGCGCTGCAACGGCCAGCGATGCGTGCGCCTTGCCGCATCTCATCAGCAACGGCAAAGACCTGACCAGGTAAAACGATCGCGCCTTGTAAGCCAGTTGAGAACGTGACGGTTTCGCCGTCTAACTCCTCTGAAGCCATCATCCACCGGCCTAAGCGGTACGCCTGATTGCGCGACGTGCAGCCAAAAGCGACGACCTCGCGGACTTGATAGCCGTACTTGGTGATCAGCGCCGCGTCTTCGACAACAACAAAGTTCGGCTTATAAAAGTTGTCGGGGTCGTTGTAGCGAACGCGGATGCTGGTGCTACGCGTTTTAAGGGATGAACCCGTGTAGTTAAAAACGCCCTCAATGACGTTGCTGTTCGTGTAGAGGTGAACCGGATCAACGGCAGAGCCGTCGAGATTGCCATGATCGGCAGCTAGCTGAACAGTGTTGCTGCTCCAGTAGGACATCCCACGGAACACCGAGGCGAGATCCTGCAGCACGTTATACGCCGCTGCGCGATCACCGATAACAACGTTGCAGGCAAAGCGCGGCTCTGTCGTGCCGTCTTGGTTCGTGACTAACTGGTTTGCGTACTGAATCAGCGGGTAGAGATCCGTGTAGCTGATGTTGGACGAGCCGACAAAATCACCGCAGCCATAGCGGTCGTTCAGCACCATGTCGGCGAAAATGCAGACCGGGCAGGTCGTCCATGACAGCCGTGTACTACCGTCAAACGTGACCCCGTTTGTTAAATCAAGACTGCCGTCATCTCGAACTGCAGCATTGTGCGGGATCTGCACCAGTCGTCCTTTGACTAAATAAGCACGAGTCGGCAAGTTGCTGAACTGCCGGGTGTTTAGCTCTAGGCCAACGCAGGCGGTGTACGGGTAGGCGCTGCGGATCTCTTGACGCTCAATGATTGACGACCAAATCAGTTGATTGGCTCGGCCATTGGCTAGCGGCGATTCTTTAGGGACTTCCTCAAAATCTGCAAACTGAATCTCAAAATGGTCTTCGCCTAGGTTTACTTTTTCGACCTTAATGTTCCACGGATAACCTTCGCCTTTGTCATTGCGCGGCAGCTCGATAACAGGTGTTTTGATTTGATAATCAGTCAACGCGATGCCTGTGATCGTCTTATCAAACACAACGTTGTAGGCAGAACCTTGAGCCTGTACTGAAACACGGATCTGCAACGTGCCGTTGAACGGCTGACCTTTTGCCAAGCCCTCGACAGCAGTTGAGAGCAAACGGGGGATCGTAAATAGCAGTTGCACCGAATCAACTTCTGAATCGGTTATCTGTCTGATAACAGTGCCAGAACCATAGTCTCTAGCTGTTACCGTCTCTTCAGCACTGAGAGTTTCTGAATAATTTTCACCAACCTGTACGGCAACGCCTGTGATTGTGGTTGTTGCGTTACCTGCCTGCGGGAGCCGCTCCTGCCTGCGTCCGCCTAATCGAAAGTCAACATCAACATCCTCGACCGGGAAGTTCGCATCATCCCCCGTAAACAACGGGGTTTCGTCTAAAAATATTTGCTGGTTGAGATCGTCGAAACCCTCGATCGGTCCTTCGCAAAGCAGGTCGACAAGCCGAACACTAGAGGTCGAGTTAAGAGCCATGTTTAAGAAAAGCTTGGGTTAAAACCGTGACGGAACACCATTCTTGATCCGCTGTCAATAGATGCGTCCAAAATATGTACGCGAGTTTTGTAGAAGTCTTTAAAAGGTATTTTGTTAGGATTGAACTTATGGTAATACCCATATCTGCCGATCACCAAGCCTTGAATAGTAAAAGATTCTCGCGCTGTGATTTTACCAGTCTCTACGTTTTTTGCTTCAATCTGGTATGAAATAAATGCGTCCGTTTTCGTGCTACCTGGACCACTTGAAAACTTAAACAGATTAAAAATTTCAATTAAAACGTAATAGTGGTCAGGACTTTTTGTTGGCCCTTCTGTAAATTCTAATCGATATGTATTCGCCATTTGGTGCGTATCACCTTTTTCGATTGTGAGGATGCGATCGTCAGATGGTGATGAGTAGTTTTTCTGAAAATTCACAACGCTCCATCGGGCCATACCTTCTCTTCGTGTGCCGAACTCAAGCTTGTTGCCGTTGACCGTCACCGTATCTGGCCCAGGTGCTCTGGTTACTTTTTTCAGCGGGTCAGACTCATCAGCAACGTCAACATCTGCCGAGATGACGTGCGAGCCAATCAACACCTTGCCGTAAGCCACCGGGATGGTTGCGCCAACGCCGACGGTGTTTTGTGCCCCGAGATAGGCGTAAGACTGCTGACCATCAAACCCACGATTGACTGACTCTGGCCGCGTTGCTTGGAACTCGCTCCGAGTGCTTACGCCGCCAGCACCCCCAAGATCAGGCTGTGGCGACAGCATCTGAGTAACGCCGCCCAGCACCATGCTCGCGCCAACGACTGACAGCGCCGTGCCGATCGCAGTGGCGTTCAGGACGGCAACAGACGACACGCCGACGATGCCAGCACCACCAGCACCGAACAAACCAGTGGTGCCGAACAAGCCAGCGCCAGGGAAGAAGAACGACGCAGCAATCAGGCCAATGCCGGCAAGGATCTGACCAGCACCGTCTTGGCCGACCAGCACAGGCGTGACGATCAGATCGTTCTGACCAATAGGCAGGTGCAGATCATCAAGCTTCAGATCAATGCCAGCCTGCAGAACGCGGTAACCGATGCCGCTTTCGTGCGCTGCGATCAGCTCAGTCTTAAACGCCGGATAGTTAATGCACAGCAACTTAATCGCATCGGCAGGCGTGCGGAGGTTTTGGTAGACGTGTTCAGCGCCGTACCGCTCGCCTAAATCACCCAGCAGTCGGACGACTTGCTGCATATCGGAAGACCGCCGCGACCCTTGCCAAATAGTATCTG